CTGACCCGCTTCGTCTACCACGATGTCCGGTTCCAGAACGAGTTGGACTGGATTCATGCCCAAGGCGGTCGGGTGATCTTCGTCCAGCGCCAGATGGCCGGCAAGCTCGACGCCCACGCCAGCGAAGCACTGAATATGCGAGGCTATGATTCCATCCTCTTCAACCACTATGGCCTGGACGATCTCGAGGCCTCAGTCAAACACGTCGTCGAAGCTCTCGCCACAATGTCGAAAGGCCCTGGCATTCCCGGTTGACCCCCGAAACACGCCCGGGTAATGTGACCATCCCCTAGCAGAGATAACACCCATGTCTGTCCAAGTCCCTACCGATTTCGCCGGTGTCAACGTCTGCCTCATGGGCAGTTCCGGAGCGGGCAAGACCTACTCCGTCGGCACCCTGGTCGAGTCAGGTCTCGAGGTCTACGCCTTGATGCTCGAATCGGGCATCGAGTCCCTAATCAAGTACTTTACCGACAAGAAGCAGCCGATCCCGCCCAACCTCCACTGGAAAGTCATCTCCGGTGGCGGCTCGACTTTCGCTGACATGCGGGACGGAGTTGATAAGATCAACCGGATGACCTTCGAATCCCTTCTCAAGTACTCCGATCCGAATCGGAGCAAGCACACTCAGTATCTGAAGATCATCGAGACCCTTGGTAACTTCGTCGACGACCGGGATGGGAAGAGCTATGGCCCAGTCGATTCCTGGGGGTCTGACCGAGTCCTTGTCATCGATGGTCTGACCGGGCTCTCGAACTTCGCCATGTCTAACTGGATGGGCGGCAAGATCACCCGGGACCAGAAAGACTGGGGTATCGCCCAAAACTCCCTGGAGCAGATCCTCCGCATGCTCTGCGATGGCTGCAGGTGCCACTTCGTTCTCCTAGCCCACATCGAGCGCGAGACCGACCCAGTCATCGGCGGCACCAAGATCATGATGTCCACCCTTGGTCGAGCCCTCGCCCCCAAGATCCCTGCGATGTTTTCTGACGTCATCCTCGCTACCCGCACCGAGACCTCCTGGGTCTGGGACAACCGGGCAGGCAATGCCGACGTCAAGTTCCGCAACCTCCCCTATTCGGCAACCAACAAGCCGGACTTCCGCCCGCTCCTGGAGCAGTGGAAGGTCAACGAGCAAGCATTTCGGGCCGCACTGGAGGGCCCGAAAGCCTCTGCGTGATGTGTGATGTGTGATGCGCTCTGTGTTTCCTAACCAACTGTGAGTAACCAGCAATGCAAACGATGTTCGATCCCGCAACCCTGCTCAACACCGAAATCCTTGGCGCGAACAGCACCGAGATCATGCCCTGCCCGGTCGGCGATTGGGAAGCCATCCTCTACAAGGTGAACCTGACCCCCTGGCGCTCGAACGACGGCACGAAGTCCGGCGGCAAGCTGGTCAACGAGTGGCACATCCAGGACCCGAGCGTCAAGGAGCTGCTCTCGCGCGATGTCGTAGTGGTGCGCCAAGACATCATGCTCGACCTGACCGCGACCGGTGGCCTGGACATGGGCAAGGGCATGAACGTGAGCCTGGGCCGTCTCCGGGAAGCTCTGGGCATGAACGACCCGAACCGGCCGTTCCGCTTCTCCGACCTCGAAGGCCGGATGGCCCGAGTCCGCGTCACCCACCGGCCCTACACCGATGGCACCGATCGCGTGGCTTCGGAAATCCGCGAAGTCGCCAAGCTCTAGTCCCCACCTGGGACTCTTTCGGGGGGCGCAAGCCCCCCTTTTTTGGCTCTGGAGTTTGCTCTAATGTCCGTCCTCTTTATCCGCCTTGAAGAGATCTTCGTCAATGCCGACCGACAACGCCAGTACTTCGACCCCGAAGCCCAAGTCGATCTTGAAGAGAGCATCCGATCGCTTGGCCTCATCAATCCTGTCACAGTGCGCAAAGCTTCTTCGGGCTACGAGCTGGTTGCTGGGGAGAGACGTTTTCGAGCACTTAAGACCATCCTGGCCACAGGTGGTTCTTGCCGTTTTCAAGGTGCCGACACTCCTCCTGGCACTGTACCTTGTCTCGACTTTGGAACGCTCGATCCTCTGGTTCGAGAGGAAGTGGAACTCGACGAAAACCTGAAGCGCATCGACCTCACTTGGCAAGAGCGGACTTCGGCCCTTGCCCGTTTGCACAGGCTTCGCACAGGCCAAGCCGAGGCCGAGGGCAAGCCCCACCTGCTCAAGGACACGGCCGAAGAAGTCTTCGGTGCGAGCGGGGGCTGGCACACAGCCGAAATCTCCGACGCCCTGATGGTCGAGCGCCACCTTTCCAACCCCGAGGTCGCCAAGGCCAAGTCCAAGGAGGAAGCGGTCAAGGTGATCAAGGCCCAGGCCAAGAAGGAAAGCCTGGTCCAGCAAGCCGCCGTCATCGGCAAGACTTTCTCCGCTTCGGCTCACAAGCTGGTCCACGGCGATTGCCTGGATTGGCTCGCCTCTTGCCCGGCCGAGCAGTTCGACGTGATCCTGACCGATCCGCCCTATGGCATGGGGGCCCAGAACTTCGGGGATAGCGGCGGCCGCATGTCCCTGGATCATGGGTACGACGACTCGCCTGAGGCCTTCCGAAAGCTCATGTCCGTCTGGATTCCCCACTCTTACCGTGTGGCCAAGAAAGAAGCCCACCTCTGGATGTTCTGCGACATCCAGCACTTCGAGTGGCTGCAGAACTTCTTGCGCATTCAAGGCTGGTACGTGTTCCGCACGCCCTTGATCGCGGCCAAGCCTCAGGGCCGAGTTCCGATCGTCAAGTACGGCATCCGCCGGAGCTATGAGCTGATCCTCTTCGCAGCCAAGGGCGAGCGCGAGACGCTGATGATGGGCAACGACGTCATCCAGTGCAAGATGGAAGGCGACACCGAGCATGCGGCCCAGAAACCCGTTGACTTGCTCACGAATCTGCTCCAGCGCTCGGCCCGCCCAGGTGACACCGTTCTCGACACCTTCATGGGCTCGGGCTCGACCGTGGTAGCTGGCCACGAGCTCAAGCTGAGCGTCACGGGGATCGAGCAGGACGCCGCGAGCTACGCCATCGCCCAGCAACGAGTTGCCATCCTTAAGGGGGCCTAATGCCAGACCTGAGCCAAGCTGTCGGACTAACTGTCACGAAGCCAGCTCGGGTCCTCTTCATCCTCGACAAGCCTAGCGAGTATGCAGCTCGCTATGGCCAACCTAGGATGGACACGGGCTGGTCCACACTGATGCGGCACATCCGCGCCCAAGGTTTGAGCGAGGCTGACTTCGAAGTCACCTACGCTTGGCCCTGGGTCGATGACGAGGGCGGACGTAAGCGGACGGACCCAATCCTCCGCACGAAGAAGATGCAGCATGCCCCCGATGACTTACTCTGGAAAGGCTTCCGATTCAAGGCCGGATGGAGCCAGGCCCTCGAGCGCCTGAACCTCGAGATAGCTGAGTCCGGGGCCGAAATCCTCGTTCCCCTAGGCAACCTTGCCCTCGTAGCCACTACCGGCCGGACCTCGATCGCCAAGTGGCGGGGAAGCATGTTCCTGGACGGCTTCCACGGCCTGCCTGTGATCCCGACCTACTCTGGCGATGCGATCAACCGTCAGTGGGATGTTTGGCCCCAGGTGGCTCGAGACTTGCTTCGGGTGAGCCGGGGGCTCAGGCAACCAATAGTTGGGCCGGAGTATGACTTCATAATCCGCCCCAATTACTCCGAGGCTCTAAGCGCCCTCAACCGCCTTCTCCAGCGCGCCGAACGGAGCAAGTCCAAGTTCCGTATCTCAGTAGACGTAGAGACCCGGGATCGCCAAATTGCTTGCGTAGGTTTGGCCTGGTCCAAAACCGAGGCCCTCTGCATCCCTTACATGTGCATGGAACGGGCCGATGGTTACTGGACTCTCGAGCAAGAGGTCAACATCACCTACACCCTCAGGGCCCTTCTCACCCACCGAAACGTCCTGACCTGGGGCCAAAACTTCCTCTACGACGCCCAGTATTTCCTCCGCAACTTCAAGTATTGCCCTAACCACGAGCTGGACACCATGATCCTTCAGCATACGCTCTACCTGAGCATGCCCAAGGGTCTCGATTTCCTCTCTTCCATGTATTGTGCCTATCACCTCTACTGGAAGGACGAATCAAAAAACTGGGACCCCACACTGGGCGAAGACCAGCTCTGGATCTATAACTGCAAAGATGCCGTAGTCACTTACGAAGTCGCTGAGCAGCTCCAACACCTCGCAATTGAGAAGCGGCTCGTGCCCCAGGCCGCTTTCCAACAAGGAATGTTCTGGCCCGTCCTCTCTGCCATGCTCCGGGGCGTCCGGATTGACTTGGGCCTCCGGGAAGAGTTCAACCGGGAACTGTTTGAGAAGCAAGAGGAAATCTCACACTGGCTCCGTGAGGTCCTGGGCCAAGACATCAACTTCGCCTCGCCCAAGCAACTTGCCCAGCTCTTCTACGAGGACCTTGGTCAGCCCGAGATTCGCAAGAAGGGGACGTTTGCTCTCACTACCGATGACGAGGCTCTGGAAGAGATCGGGGCCAACGAGCCCTTGCTCTTCCCGATCACCCAGGCCATCGCCTATCTCCGATCGCTCAGCGTCCTTCACAAGACCTTCATCGTCGGCGCCGGCCTGGATGAAGACCAGCGCATGCGTTGCTCCTACAAC